TCAGGCTAATCTCTTTTTCTCCTCAGACCAGCCTACAGAGGGCCAGTAATATCCCTGACCGAATTCCGCCCCTGCCTGCAGCGCGTATTCCCGATCCCTTTTTGACTCGATGCCTTCAATCAACACATTGTTCGCCACCTGCGCGCAAAGATTCACCAGCTCAGCCAGCGCGGGCGTTGATCTTTTACGCCAGAACGCCATCTTATCGATCTTGACGCCGCATAACGGCAATTGACGTGACAAAAATGGGCTGAGGGAGGCGGTGTTCACGTCGTCCAGCCAAATCCGGCAGCCTCGATCGGCTAACATCCCCCAGTGTCGTGTCACCCGTTCGCGTAAGTCCGCAGGCAGCTGGAAGAACAGACCCGGTTCGACGATTTCAATGTTCTGTCCGGCGTTAAGCAGCGGCAGGATCCGTGCGAAATAATCCGGCTCCATAAATACGGTTATCGGCAGGTTGATGAAAAGATGATTAGCGTAACCTGTGTTTTTGAGAGCCGCGAGCTGCACTTCCAGTAACCTAATGCACTGTTTCACCGACTGATGCTGGAAAAAGGTTTCGCTTTGTTCGGGCGAAGCGAGCTGGCTGAGGAGCTCCATACCGACGACGCGGGAAGAGGAGAGGGCCACAATGGGTTCGAGTTTGATGCCGACAATCTCTGGCGAGACGCCTTTTAGCGGAGGAATGCGGCTTTCTGACGGATCAGAAGGAAAACGGGGGGCTGAGGCGGTCACAACACTGTCCTGTTATCTTCCGGCTCCTGGTGCCGGGATACCACAGACGAGTGTGACGGTGATTGTCTTCTGAAAATAGCAGGCGTTACTTAAAGAGGGTTAAGGCTTTTCGCAGCGCGGGCAAGTGGCAGAAATATGAGAGGAATGGAGAAAAAACAGGCGTATTAATGGGGGATTGATGCAGCTTAGGTGAGAAGCCAGGCGATCGCGCTAAAAGGCATTGACTCACTTGCCATTGACCGTATAATTCCAGGCGTTTCACACCGCAAGTGCACTTCTCTCAGTGCGCCCTTAGCTCAGTTGGATAGAGCAACGGCCTTCTAAGCCGTAGGTCGTAGGTTCGAATCCTACAGGGCGTACCATTAAGAAACAGTGAGTTACGCCAGTTTCAATCCCGCCTGATTTTCCCCTTGTGTCATATCTGTGTCATGGTTTCCAAAAATGACATCAATTTTCCTCGCATGTTCCGTTAAATGATTCGGCGCAAGGTGAGCATATCGACGCACCATTTCGATACTCTCCCAGCCTCCCATTTCCTGCAGAACTGATAAAGGTACTCCAGACTGAATTAACCAGCTTGCCCAGGTGTGTCTCAGGTCGTGAAACCTGAAATCCTGAATCCCGGCTTTCGCCAGTCCAATCTTCCACGCGCTGTTGTCATCGACGCGCATTTTCCTCACTGCTGGCGTTAACGTTCCATCAGGACGTGTGGCTGCCTTAGTGTGAGCAAATACCCATCGTGAACTCTTTCCTATCTGATCCCTTAGCACCCTGCATGCGGTATCATTCAGAGCCACGCCGATAGCCTTGCCCGCTTTTGCGTTCTCTGGATTTACCCATGCAACCTTTCTCTGCATATCGACCTGTTGCCACTCCAGATCAATGATGTTGGAGCGGCGAAGGCCGGTAGCCAGTGCGAATATCACCACTGGCTTAATGCTCTCTGGCATACAATCGATCAGTCGTTCAGCCTCATCCCTGGTCAGCCACCGGATCCGTTTGCTTACCGGCTTTCTGGTTTTGATTGCCGGTGCAGACTTTATCCAGCCCCAGTCATCGGCAGCTGCCTTTAACAGCGATCGCATAAAAGACAGGTGCTGGCTCTTTGTTGCCTGGCTTACCGGCTTGTCAGCATAAACCGGTGGCTCCTTGCCGCGACGAATGGCGGCATCCCTGCGCGACTCCCATACCTGAATGTGTTTCCGGTTAACCATCTTCGAAACGGCGTCATGAATCTGTTCAGCTGTGATGGTTGAAATATCCCGACCGGTAAAGTGCCGCAGGAAATACTCAATCTTCGTCCTATCATCATCCAGCGATCGCTTATGGTCCTTTTCGCGAATCCACCGGATGCAACATTCCTCAAACGTCCTTGTCGGTAACTCCCCGAACTTATCCACCCGCCACGCTTCCGACTTCAGCCGGTCGTGCAACTCCTGTGCTTGTTTCTTGTCCCCCGTGCCAAGAGACCTTCTAATTCTTTGCCCTGACGGCGTAACGAAATGACAGTGCCATACTCCGCCTCTGAGGGTGATTGACATAAACTATCTCCTTTATGCTCACCCGCGCTCGCGACAACAGGATCGCGCGGGTCATTTAAATACGCAATACAGGCTGCATCGGTAGTCCGATATTTGTTGCCCACCTTCTTACCGGCCAGTTCGCCAGAGTCGATAAGCCGGTATATGGTTCTGGCCGAGACGATCAGGAGTTCCGCCGCTTGTTGAGCAGTAATTGGTGTTGCCATAGACCTTCTCCTAATCCATTCTCTTATACAGTTGCGGACCATCCACAGTGGCGGCCCGTAGTTCGTTTTCGTTGTGTACCGAGTAGCAGCCGTCATCCCACGCAACATATGCTCTCGGCGTATCGCTATCTGGTTCTATCTGGCTCTCAACCATCCCTCTGATGCCTCCAGACTTAAGCTGCACTAACGCGCCCACAGCATACTTAGCCATTGCACACCTGCCGGTTCGTGTAGAAATGAGATGAGGAACGCCAGAGCATTGAGAGCAATGACGAGCCAGATGATGGGATTCGATTGCATGATTTACTCCCAATAAAAAACCCGCAATTAAGCGGGTCGTAGTAGGCGCTGCGTCAGCTATTTTTCGCTAAGCTTCTGCTTCAGCAGATAACCCTCCAGCATCCAGATTTTATTCACTGCGTTTTCACGGGCAATTGTACGCCCGATTTCCGGGTCGAAGTTTTCCGGGCTGGCGCAGGCGCTTTCACCTGTGACGGTGAATCCGTTGCGCAGAACCAGGACGCAGAATGTCAGGAGTTTGAGTTGATTAAAGTCATCAATCTCAATCAACTCATTCTTGACTTGTGCATCATTTTCGCTCTCCGCGCGAACATTCGCACCACTTCGGCCATCAGCAGCTGTAAAGTAAGTTTCACCTGCAATGATGCTTTCGATGCGCTGAGGAGTAACACGCGGAGCGGTTAAGCCTTTTGCCTGAATTTCCTTCTCGATAGACGTGCAAGATGGTGCTGGTTGTGCGGTTGAGACCATAGTATTCACCTTAAAAAAATGCCCGGAACTTGTCCGGGCTAAATGGGGATTGAGGCGGCGCTTTCGCACCCAATAGCCAGCTCACTGGAACCGGCTATAAGTTGCGTCAGCCGTCTTCTTCAGCGTCGAGGTCATACCCCTTTAACTCAATGCTCAGACGCTTCTCTAAATCTCGGTGCTTTGCTTTATTGTCTCCATAGATATAGCGGTCTATTACCAGCTCACCTGCCTGATATTTTCGATCTCCAAAGAACCATCCACCTTCGTCATAAAATTCATGGAAGAACGACAATTCAGGGAACCAGGAAACCAATTCTTTGATGATCGGATCTGGAATATTCCACGCAGTGTCGAACATGAACACGAGACTGGACTCTGTATGCTCTACAATTTGCATGTCGTACGCATTCCACTTAGTACCCCAGCGTGCGGAGTTGAATTTGTACCAGTTCCTACCTGTGGACTCCTCTCGACTTCCTGCAGACAAAGCATCTCCACTGAAAATGAAAGCGGGAGCCGGGATAATCAGGTTGAAGTCGAACACGTCATACGGCTCTTGAGCTTCTCGTTCTGAGATGCGCTCTGACCATTCTTTTCTACTATCAGCATCTGCGCTTTCATCCTTCGCTTTCTCATGCCAATAGTCCGGAACATCCCGCTTTTGTTTTCGGAAGCATGAAGAGAAAAGCTCAGATAAAGGCCGTTCGTCACCTTTGATGGTCAAGCGATTAGTTACATGATTAGGCATTGTTATTCCTCATGCCACGCGCTGCATTGCACGTAGCGATTTAATGTGTTCGCTCGTCTCAAGTTCGGCACGAATACGTCTCGCCTCGCGAAAGTCGAGATATTCGAAATCCTGATTAAAGCGGTCGATTGAAGCGGTGTTGATCCGGCCCTGTCGCCAGTAGCGGACTATTTCAGATGTGACGGAATGGATAATTACGGGCCAGTTTTGACTATCAGCGTATATCTGGCCCCGCTTGATTAGCTGGAACATTGGCTGACTCCATATAAGCAGTGATGAAAGCGGCGGCAGCCTGTGCGTTTATGGCGTTACCGTAACCCTTAAGTCGGCCTGTGCGGTTGCGTCCAGCCATTGCTCGTAATGAGGACTTTCCGTGTCCCAGGCTTTTGGCAAACCTTGCAACCAGCGGGAATGTGCTGGGTTCAACTGGACGCCATTGCCCATCTCGACAAAAGACCCAGTCCGCATCTCGCCAAAAACCGTTAACCTCAAGGGCCCTGCCGTGTAAGCCTGGCGCGGTAGCTGATCGAGTCTGTCCTTTCCATCCCGCTGCGCAGCCATTCCCGCCGAGTCCTTCCAGTCGCGTGAGGTTGGTGTCACCCATCCCGCCAGTAACGCTGTGCCCGGCAGCTTCAAGCACACTTTTGGTGACCCGTCCTGATTCTTCCCGCTGTAGCAATGAGTCGATCCGGTTGAATCGTTCGCAAAAGGTGTCTGCCATCCCGTCAGTCGCGCAGCTCCGGAGACGTGTTGCAGACCCCGTTTCGTCTCCGGTTGTGGATTCGTATTTGCCACTGGCGTTGGCCACCCAGTAGGCCCGCTCTCTGATGTGCGGTGCACCGATGCCCGCTGCCGCAAACGGCACAATCCCGAAGGCGTATCCCATTCCTTCCAGGTCAGTTTGTACAAGGTCGAACCATGCGTTTGCGTTACCTGCTGCAACCTGTTCGCCAAAGACATGCTCAGGTCTGCGCTCGCTGATGAGGTGGAAGAAGTGGGGCCAAAGGTGCCGCTCGTCAGCAAACCCATCTCCTTTGCCTGCCGCGCTGAAAGGCTGGCACGGGCAGGAGCCGGTCCAGACTGGCTTATCGTCAGGCCATCCGGCGAGGCGCAGGGAATGGGACCAGACGCCAATTCCGGCAAAGAAGTGGCACTGCGTGAATCCTCGCAGGTCGTCAGGTGTGACATCTTCAATACTCCTGTCGTCAACTTCGCCAGGTGCAATATGACCGCCGGCGATAAGGTTACGCAGCCATTGAGCTGCAAACGGGTCGATTTCGTTATAGAGCGCGAAAGGTTTAGTTCCGATTACGTGCATCACGTTTCCTCGCCTTTGCGTTTCTTGCGTGCATTCTCATGCACTCTTTGCACTGTCTAGCGCCGCGCGGCGTAATATGTAAGTTATCCCCGCTAAGCTCATGGTCTCTTTTGCAGTGGGTTTTTCTGGCGTTGATGCCCATCAGGGCTGAGCTTTTCCGCATGTTTTCTTTATGAGTAAGAAGCTGAAGATGTTCTGGGTTTACACATGAGCGATTGTTACAGATATGGTCAATTTCCATCCCATCCGTTATTTCTCCACGGTAAAGCTGAAAAGAGATCCTATGAGCTCCGATCGGCCTAACGCCATTCCACAAAATCCCATATCCACTTGGGAGCTTGCTTCCTGTAAAAAACCAGCAATCACTACCTTTCTGTTTTTCAATTTTTTCCAGTAACCGGCGTTCCGTGCTTGCAGGGAGATTATTGTTGATTACAGCCATCACTGGCCTCTCTGCTTCTTCAGCAATTCCAAATCAGCCTGGCAACTGGCGCACGTCTTACATCCCGGCACCGCAACTCTGCGCGGCTGCGGAATATCCTCACCGCATTCTTCACACCGCTCAGCCGATACTGCGTTGCGGTTAATTCTGTGTAAGCTCAGCGCCGCGTCACGCTGCAAATCTTCAAGTGCTGATGCGTTGTCTGTGATGTCAGGCATATCAGTGCTCCCGGAACTGGCCGTTGATACGACCGATGGTGAAATTCAGCAATAAAAAAGGCCGCATTAGCGACCCGGTGATTCGTTTGGTTAGCATCATGCTGCGTCCCGGCGAGCCAATAGCTTGTTTCCGAATGACATCAACACATCACGGTCGATAGTGGTGAATTCACAGTGTGTGCGTGGGTAGGGATGCCAGATGATGAGCATTGACCCTTTGTTATTTCCGCTTACCGGCTTACCTGTGACCGGGTTGATAAATGCCAGACGCCCGGCGGTGATAAAACGCACCTCACTAGCCGTCTGCATTGCCTCCTTGAACCAGCCAACCGATGTGTCTGCCGGAACCAGCATCACCGTGCCGATCTGATTGGTGCTCTCGGCGGCGGCCTTCTTCACGAACGGTGTGATGTCGGAATAGGGCGGATTCATCCAGGCGTAACCCTGTGCTGCAATGTGATCGGCCCACGGCGTTGTGAGAGTGTCCTGCTCAGCAGTAATGAATTTTCGGCATAGCGCGTTATGTGGCGCGGCGGCTGCATCTAACTGGAAACAGAACTCCGCATCCAGCGCGGTGAATAGAGCCGGTGGAGTGCGCCATAAATCACGCTGATCGGCTGGAGTGTTACTTCCGGTGTAATCGGTCATACCTACCCCTTAGCGTTCATCTCTTCTGCAATGCGCTGGGCCTTGAGAGGGTTCCTGATAACAGAGAGGCCGGGATAAACCCAGCCTCTTTGGATGACGGAATAGACAAGAGTTATCCTGCCGACACGGATTTTGTCGTGTACGTGTTTCATGTTTACCACCTACTTGATGATTAGCGATGGTTTGCCGAGTTTTATCTGTGCGCCAGGGATAGCAATGCCGGCCTCAAGCTGATGCTTAATGGCGAGCTTGTCGGGCTTGATGTTCGTTTCGTACTCTACAAACTCAGGAGGAAGCGCGGAGGCATCGGTAATATCAACCGACTTAGACGGCGCGCGGACAGTGACCTGATGAATACCAGCCTTGAGTGATTTCTTACCGGCTGTTTCAAGTGACTGAGCTACGTAATCCTTCATGCTGGCTACGCGGTTAATTGCAGCTGTAGCGCGCTCAGCAAGGCGCTTGCTCTCTTCCTTGAGAGCCTCTGCGTATGCCGTTTCGTTTTTGCAAACAGCAAGAATCTGCTCAACTTTGGCTTCAAGTTCCCATTCGATTCCGTCCAGGGTATCGGCGATCATCTCCGGCTCCATTCCAGAGTCGGACAGTTTGGCGAAGTCATTCGCTATCTGGTAAAGGGCTGTCATTGTGCGACCTCTTCAAGTTTGCTTTTGCACTCGGCATATACGGCCTGAACGTTTTGCTGAAGTTTTAAACCGGCGGTAATTTTGTAGGCTGCAGCGAAGTGACGCTTCAGATCATCCATGGTTTCGGCGTTGGTCATTTCTTCACAGAGCGCGTTTGCTTTGTCGAAAATCTCCTGCTTCTTCTGGTCTTCTGAGAGGATGATTTCGCTCTCTGGCGTGTGAGGCATAACCGGTTCCTGATGAACCCCTTCATCTTCATTGATGACGTGAATCGCGTTATCCAGGCGGTCGGCGCGGGGCCAGTATTTGCTGGCTCGTTTAACGATGGTCTTACGTGCCATCTCTTCCCAGAAGTTCTTCCACGGTCCGTTTTTGGCCTTACTGGTTGCTTCCGTTGCCTTGATTTCTGCCAGGCTCATCTCTTCCGTGAGATAGTCGCCGTCAGGCGTTTTTACTGTGCAGTAACCACCGACTACAGCACCCCGATCACCGAATGCGTTGTACTTATGAGTTGGCGCGGTATCGAGTCCATTCGATTCGTACGTGTCATTCGAATAGACCAGTTTGCACTGGCCCCACTTGATAGAGCCTGTAGCCTGAGCCAGATGAAGAAGGCCCATGTAGCTGATATCGAGACACACCATCCCGTCGCGAGGAACCAGATAGGCGAGCTTACTTGCAGGGTTCAGCGTGATGCCGATGGCGGCAACGTTAATGATGGCGTTCTGCGCACTGGTAGGGTTGCACAGTGCTGTTTTTGCGAGATAGTCATTCTTCTGGAACAACTGGATAGCGAACTGGCTTTCCTTAGCCCATGCCACCGACTGGTCAGTAAGAGCGCCACAGAATAGCGGCTCCTGCTGTTTAACGAACTCAACAATTCCGAGAGACATTATTCGCTCTCCTCAAAATCAATTTGGTGCTTTGCGATGACCTCCGCCATATATCTGGCGTGAGATGCCATTCGCTCCTGAAATTCCACGTCATCATCAAATGCCTTGCTGATCGCTTTCTTATCCGCCCCGCAGCGTTGAAGCTCATCAACACAAATTCCCTCGAAGTGCCTCAGCTTCAGTCCCTTCTCAAGGTCATTAGCCAGTTCAGCCTCTTTCTCTTCTCGGGCGATTTGCTGATAGTGCCGGGTCCAGTTCTGGGCCTCGATTCTGTCCTGCACGTGATATGCGTTCATTGCTGAACTCCTGAAATTTGGTTGTGCGCTTCCCGTCTGCGAAAGGCCTGACAGGGAGTGATGAAAGGGGGGGGGGGAGGGGTTACTTGCCGAGTGCTTTATCGATGGCTGACTGAGCTTTATCCAGCCAAGGTCTGAAGTGAGATTCTATGTAATCCATATCCACGTCAGAGAGAACTATTTCTATCTTCAACCTGATAAGTGCTTCCAGCAAATCAGGGGCTGCAGCGATTAGATCCATATCTTCATACTTCACAGATAACGAAGTCTGCCCATCGCTCATTTTGTATGAGTCGATAACACCACCATCTTTTCCAGTAGTGCGACTTGATAGGCGAAGGAATGAATTGCTTGTCCACCACTCCCAAGGCCCAGGCGTTCCCTTAAATTCACTCATACACTTCTCCTGTGCCACGGATAACCAATGGCTGCTTTCATATCGTTATAGGCTGACATCCACATAACGCCGTCACCGATACCTCTGGCGATAACCGCTTTGTTCTGCGCAGCGCGTAAATGCAGTTGATAACCAGACTTGTCCTCAACCTGCTCAAGCAGACCGGCTAATTCCATCTGTCGACGATTCAATGTGATTGTGTTGCGAGGGGCATCAACCATTGCCAGCTTCCATTCGTTGGCTCTAAGCTTGGTTACTGTGTACTGCCTGCCGTTGTGAGTGACTGTCATGATACCTCCACGAATTCGCCGCTTTCATCCAGTTGATACCAGGTGTTAGCCTTAACGCCGTTATCACCAACCTTGCTGGCGCGGATATGAATCAGCTCACCTTCGTCGTCACGGAAGCACAGGACGATTGCGCCACTTTCCCCGGCGCGCGCTTTACTTTCGATGCCAAACGCAGCTGCTACAGAATGCGATCCAGATACTTCTGCCGCTGAGTAGTAGCCGGTGTTGCTGGCCGCTGAGTAGTTGCCGGTGTTGCTGGCCGCTGAGTAGTTGCCGGTGTTGCTGGCCGCTGAACGGTTGCCGGTGTTGCTGGCCGCTGAGTAGTAGCCGGTGTTGCTGGCCGCTGAGCGGTTGCCGGTGTTGCTGGCCGCTGAGTAGTCGCCGGTGTTGCTGGCCGCTGAGCGGTTGCCGGTGTTGCTGGCCGCTGAGCGGTTGCCGGTGTTGCTGGCCGCTGAGTAGTCGCCGGTGTTGCTGGCCGCTGAGCGGTTGCCGGTCATGATCTGCTGCTCAAGCGACTTATCAATCTTGCTCCATACCCACTCGATGCCGCGCTGGATAAACTGAGGAAGAGTTAATTCTGCTTTGATGGTGATGCTCGCGCTGGCAATTTTCGTGTCACCGCCTTCTTCTCGGCTAGTGGCACCGAAAGAAACTGTTTCAGCAAAGCGGCTATCAGCTGGTGAATAGTATCCAAACACATCAAATGGGAATTCACAGGAATGGAATCCTGAACCGCAAGCCTCTACCTTACCTTCGTGGTGGAAAGTCTCGCCGATAGCAAACTGATAATCGCGGCACTGCAAATTTTTGTTGAACCCTTTGTAAGTGACGATAGATTTCTTAGTCATGTGATTTCCTTGTGATGCGCTTAAGCCGCGCCGCTGAACTAAAGACCTCTGCATATGCAGACATTTAAGCGGTGGATAGCCGCCCTGATAACGGAGCACCCTCGTGAAGATGCTTTGGTATCAGCAATACAAAAGCCGCTTGTTAGGCGGCTCTAAGTTTCTTTACGAAATTCATACAGGCTGTTGGGCTGCAAGTTCTCCATGTTGCTTTGTGCTGCATTCTCTTGCTGGGAGGGTAGTAGGCCACTGTGCCATTAGGAGTCCTGAATATCAGAGTGTTCTCCCCCTCTTCAAACTCAACCCCGTTACTCTGAAAGAACGATTTCATTCCATCGTGAGCGGAATTTCTTGCTACTCTCCGCCGCTCTTTTAGCTCTGGCTTCATGTCGCGCCAGAACTCTCCCATCGTGTAATCATCGTCCTCCATCGCCTTACCCTCTTGTCTCGTGAGCTAATAAAAAGGCCGCCTAAGCGACCTAACCTAGTGAAACCTCATAACCCTGTTCAGACAGCCAGGTAGCTACATCTGCATCACCAATGGCCTCCAGGAGATCATCGACGTTGTATTCACCGACGATTTCATCTGCTTTGAAGGAGTCAGAGATTTCCATGTCATCAAAATCCACTTCAAGGCGACGATTCCATCCATCACCTTCTGGCGTGATGCCGTTTATGGATTTAATTTTTACTTTCCCGCTAATTGCCATTGCCTCACCTCATAAGTTAATTAACGTGCCGTAACCGAATCTTTGCTGTTGCGATATCCAGCTGCGTAAAGCCCGACATCAGGCAAGCAAGCCGAGCCGCCTGTATTGCTGTCACGCAGACTACCGAGCGAAGTGGCTCTGTCTACGCGTGAAGGGCATCCGCTAAGGATTTCACCAATGCGGCTCTCTAAACGTTTCTCAGCAGCTTTCTTTGCATTGAACGCCGCAAGGCGACGCGCCTGATTTCTGTTCATGGTATTTCCCCTTGTGAGTTCTTTGGTGGTGATGGCCGGACGTTACCCCGGCGATGTGTTCAAGGTCGGACGAAACCGAACTCTCTGGGCCACCTGCCTGCCCAATCCCGTGATTCAGTGTGTACGGGTCGCCACTGTGCGCGTCTCCGATTTACCGCGCCGCATCACCCCAAAGAACTCTCTTTGGCCTCAGATTCTGAGGAGTAAATTGTTAATGAGCAGCCTGACTTCCTGTCTGGCGCGGCGGGTATTTCTGGTTGCCGCATCGATGTTTCGTTTCGATGGGTTAAGAATACGATAGGTATTTTATTGTGTAAATACCCAAAGTATTTATTTTTGGTGGTATTGCTGTATTTGCATGAATATTAAGAGTATTTATTTTTTGCTATGCCTATGCGATACTGTTTTGTGTGAAAATTAATCGAGGGATTGTCATGAAAAGCGAGAATGAATTCTTTGCGGAGCTTCAGCCGCAGGTGGTGGAAATTCTGGGAACGGCGGTTATGCAGATACTTGTAGAACAGCGCGAGCCGTCACGAGAGGCTCTGATAGAGATGATTCAGGTGCTATGGCAGGAGGATGATGTGGACTTGGCGGTAGAGCTGGCTATTGATGTGCTTTCGCTGCCGAAAGAGTAGGGATCTGGATGCTTCCAGTGCGACAGTAGAGTAGAATTAAATTACAGATCTTTTCGAAATAATCAACAACTTAGAGTGAATGTCAGTGGCCCCATGCTGGAGATCGGTAGGCAAAGAAAACCCGGCTCGGTGGCCGGGTTACTTTACTTCTTCTACAACATTTCGTTCGCCAGCATTATCTTCAATGAATTTTTTTACTTCCACTGAGTTTAACCCTGATATTTCTACAGTTTTACCACGATGCCTAACCCTTACCTTTTTGTTGTTTCTGCTTCTTATCCACTGGCAAAGTACAGCAGCAATAGCGGTACAGGCTCCTTTTGAATTCACCACTTCAACAATCACTTCATAAAGTCCGCCTAATGCAGACCCTGAGTCGTAAGCTATCCCGACATGCTTGACTTTAAGATCTTCGCTTGGTATCTCTCTCGAAATACCGGCTAAAATCTCTTTGTACAGGTCAGGAGGTAATACAATGACTAAGTTAGATGCAGTTAGGGTTGACATGGATATGGACGGCTCCTATTGGGATAAATTACGCCAAGCTGGCACTCTTTTGTATGTCGCATTCATGCTCTTATGTGGGAACAAGGTCATCATGAGTGTGGATTGTGCTGGCGCGAAAGTCATTGATAGGCGCTAGCAACCTACTCAAAGATATCCTCAGGCCACTACTAGCTTGAAAGATTCAGTCCGCCGCCATTCTTTGGAATGACTTCATCGTAATCCACATACCGCGTAGCCTTAACGATAGCGGATACGAAGTGCATCTTTTCCACCTCATTCGCGTCGAGCGTGATGGGTTTGTGCTCGTTATTGATGCTGGAGAATTGGTAGCTGCCATCTCTGGTCTTAGTCATGATCTTAATCATGTTATGGCCGTCGATTGTTCTTACGAAAACCTCATCACCGGAATGAACATGGGTATTTGGCTCTATCACCACGAACTCGCCTGATTGAATTCGTGGGTGCATGCTGTCGCCTTTAACCTTGAGTCCGTATGCGTCCTTGTCAGAGCTGTAGATTTGAAGCCATCCAGAACGGATTTCAACCATATCAATCATGCCGTCTACCCCCAAGATGGCCTCACCTACTACTGGGATCGCCCCCATCCTTGGTTTTCCTGCATATTCAAGCGTGTTTTCGCCACTCACCTCGGCTTGAGAGGCTATTGTGGAGGCAAGGGACGGGCTAAAATCCGAAACATTTACTCCCAACAATTTTGCAAAAGAAGATGCTACTGAGGCGTTAAGGGCGTTCCTTCCGTTCAGGTAATGCCCTACAGCACCTTGAGTTATGTCAAGCTCATCAGCGATTGTATACTGAGTTACACCACGCTCTTTCTTCTTTGACTCATACAAAGCCTTAAGCCGCTTGGCGTCTTCTAGCTGTTCTGTCGTCAGGGTTTTCTTCGTTTCCATATCGCGAATTGTAATACCGCTGCTATTCACATTAAAAATACCTGTCATATTGATTGTTATAAATACCTGTAGTATTCTTATCCGTATGGTAACAACTGGAGAGTGCCTATGAATCGAATGACACTTGCCGATTACGCAAAAATGTACGGTCAGGCGAAAGCCGCAAATGACTTTGGCGTAATTCAGTGTGCAATCAGTAAAGCCATTCGCGCAGGCCGAAACATCATAGTTACGGTCAATGCAGATGGCAGCGTGATCGGAGAGGAAGTGCGTCCTTTCCCAAGCAATAAAAAAACAGATTAAGCAACACCGCTCTTTAAAAATCAGCCCCTCAGAAGCTGAGGAACACAACAACTACGCATCACAGGATGCGCATTAACTATTTCAACGAAGGAATTTTACTAAATGGACAACTTAACAACACGCAACAAAGCCAGCGCTCGAAAAATTGAGAGCTGGATTCTCAACCGTATTGCCATTCTCGGAACGACTCAGGTAGCCGATCACCTCGGCGTAAACAAGTCATCCGTTACGCAATGGAAAAAGCACTACATCCCGCGCATGGCTGCGCTTCTGGAATTTATCGGGTATGCGATCACCGACGACGACATTTCTCGTGTGGTGGTTGGGCTTGCTGATTTGCTGGAAGAGAGGGGGCTAGGAAAGAAAAAGCGCTCGGCTGCAACCGAACGCTCTGACCAAATCACCATGAGATTCTGACAAGAATAACTGGTTCAATTATCAGGGGTAATTATACATGCAATTATCTACAGCAGTAAACCAGACAATGAGTAGCCGTGAGATTGCACAGTTAGTTAAGAGCAAGCACGGAGATGTTAAACGGTCGGCTGATAGACTGGCTTCCGCTGGAATCTTAACCGCGCCGTTGGCGCAGTTCGAATTTGAGCATAATGGCAATACGTATACCGAATATCATTTCAATAAGCGTGACTCACTAGTACTGGTAGCCCGTCTCTCTCCTGAGTTTACGGCTGCTGTAGTTGATCGCTGGCAGGAGCTAGAGTCTGCCAACTACGAAACTTTCGTAGTGCCAAAATCATTACCCGATGCGCTTAGGCTTGCTGCTCACCTCGAAGATCAGCGGCAGGAACTGGAAACCCAACTCGCCATTGCAGCACCTAAAGCACAGTTCGTAGATAGCTACGTCAACGCCTCAGGGTCTCTTGGCTTTCGTGAAACATGCAAACTGCTTCACATCAAAGAGAACGCCTTCCGCCAGTTCCTTCTGGAAAGCGAAATCATGTACCTGCTTGCAGGGAAATTGACTCCCTATGCGCAGCACATTGACGCTGGTCGGTTCACCGTTAAGACGGGCGAGAACCAACAGAATGGACACGCGTTTACTCAGAACAAATTCACGCCGAAAGGTATCCAGTGGATCGCTGGCCTATGGGCAACAAATCAAATCAGGGGTAAGGCAGCATGAGCATGAACCTTATGGCACAAGCCATGAGCATTAAGGTTGGGAATCCCCTGAGGAAATTAGTGCTCATTAAACTGGCTGACAATGCGAATGATAAGGGCGAATGCTGGCCCTCTTATCAACACATTGCTGACCATTGCGAATGCAGCAGAACAGCTGTTAGAGACCACGTTAACGCACTCATTGAGATGGGCTTCCTCAGCAAAGAAAACCGAGTGGGAATAAACAACGGGAAAGGCAACACTTCCAATGTTTATTACATCCACTTGAGCAGGGGGGCTATAGCGCCAAAAGACACAGCCCCTATGCCAAATGATGACACCCCTATAGCGTCAGATGGCATAGCCCCTATAGCGCCAGATGGCACCAGAACCAGTCACTCTTTTGAACCAGTCAAAGAACCTAACACTCTCTCTACGCAAGGCGGTTTTGTGAGCGATGCAGCGAAGCGAAGAGTTGGGATCTCTCCGAATGGTGAAATACCTTTCCCACCGAAATTCAAACCTTCTGATGAGCATACTCGCATGGCAGCTGAGAAGGGCGTGAACATCGAGACGGAACTTCTGAATTTCCGTGATTACCACATGGCGAGAGGGACAACCCTGATTGACTGGGGTTCAGCATTCAGAGTCTGGATCCGTAATGCCAGAACAAACCCGATATCCAAAGGCCCTCGCACTTTGCCGCAAACGCCTCACTGGAATAGCCGTGAAGGCTGGGAGGATTTCATATGACGATGCAACTCATGGCGGCGATAAGCGACAGAGACGGCGCTGCGCTGGCAAGAATGGCTGGAGGTGGAGACCCTCAGAAGGTGATAAACACCGAAGCCGAAAACTTAGTTGATTCCCTGTTCCGCCAGTTAAAACAAATCTTCCCCGCCTCAACCCAGACAAACCTCCGAACTGACTCCGACGAGAAAACCGCTAAGCGACAGTGGATCGCCGCGTTTTCAGAAAATGGTATCCGTACTCGTGAGCAACTGTCGGCAGGGGTGCGCCACGCCAGAGCAAGCGCCTCACCATACTGGCCGTCGCCTGGGCAATTCATCAAGTGGTGCAAAGACAGCAAAACAGTGTTGGGTATCGACGTCACTGACGTGATGAACGAGTTCCACAGGTACAGCCGTGAGAAGGGCGTTCACGTAGGCGGAGCAGAACAGTTCCCGTGGTCTCATCCGGTGATGTACTGGATTGTCACAGATACCAGGCGTGTTATGTACCAGCGCCAACTTAGCGAGGTCGAGACTGAAAAGTTTGCAGCGAAGAAACTGGAGGAATGGGCGCTAAAAGTTTCCTCTGGCGAGCAGATCCCTTCGCCCGTGATGGCTCTGGAATGCCGTGCTGAACCTATTCCAGTCAACCATGAGAGCCGGAGTGTCGGTTATCACCCTGAAGGAAAAAGCTTTGGCTGCATGCCGAACGCCGCATCACTTGGTGCTTTAACTCCGGCTCAGTGGTTGTGGGAGGAATACCTCAGGGGCAAAGAGAGGGGATTAATCAGATGAGGTCTAACGGGCAGACACCAGCAATCATTCAGTACGTCACCAAACATCCAGGCTGCTACCTCTCAGACATTATTCGCGGCACCAAAATCCCAAAGCGCTCCGCCTCAGCAGCACTATCAAACCTCACTAAAGCACAAACACTTCGCCGTGAAGGGATGGAACGCCGGTTCCGGTATTACGCCATTCCACCCGAAGAAAGGCCGGTAAACGAGCCAAAGAAACGTCACGCCTGTTATTGCCGAGACGAAGTAAACCCCCTCACCAACCTATTTAATCAGCGCCTGAAAGAAATCAGGAGCGGGAGATAAGCATGAGCGAATTCAATATCGAAGATTTAGACGAAGTAATTGCAAGCACTAACGGCAGCCTTTCCCAGATGCTGGCATTGCAGCTCAGGAAACAACTCCAGAAATTCGAAGAACTCCAGCAGAAGCTCACCGAATCCGAGCGCTACGGTCGCCAGGCAGATATCACAATCGAGAATCTGGAGCGCAAGGTGGAGCAACTGGCTGCTGAGAATGCTGGGCTGAAAGCTGCCATTCCGCCACTTAAAAATATTAACGATGTCACTGATTCATGGGATGACGTTTCTCTTGCGGAAGAGGTTGGTTTCAATTATGCGGTATCGACAATATTAAAATCCCTTCCAGAAACCCCAGCCACCTCCGCAATCCTGGCTGAAGTGCGGGCCAGCGGTGCTGACGAGTGCGTGCGTCAGTTGGTTATTTCAGATGCTGATGATGATTTCTGTGATGCGCCGAATGTCTGTGCGATGGTTGCGCATCAAATTCGCCAGGGAGCAGCAAAATGAGCACAAACAAGCAGGCGCTGCGTGAAGCGGCGAATGGTGCCGAGCCAGAGGTATGGATAGGTATCGAGGATGATTTAAATGCTGATGGCTATTCCAGGGCAATCACTCGATTCATACAGCATTGTTCACCCGCCACCGTGCTGGCGCTGCTGGATGAGCTGGAAGCGATGAAGCGCGCCAACGCGGTGCAGGCAGACCATATCAACCAGCAGCAGGACCGTATCGAGTCGCTGGAGAAGAAAAACGGAGAGCTGGGGAGGGCGTATGGGGCCGCAGAGAAGCGGATTGCTGTTCTTGAGGCGCGCGAGGTGAAGTTGCCTGATATCAAAAACTACCTTTCTTATGTCACTGAACCAACGCTTGATCGCGCTCTCCGTTTAACGGCGAATGGAGTCCGTTCAGGTGATATTTCGGCAATCCGCGCAGCTGGCATCACAGTGAAAGGGGATAGCGAGTGA